CCCTGAGAAAAAAGCGGGCGAGTAGAGGATCTGATCGGCAGCCGTCTGCGTGAACGTTGCGGCCGTGGCGCCAGCGGCCAGTGTGCCGTTCACCACGGTGTACGAGTGCGTGGTGCTGGTGAACTGCCACAGGAAGGCCGGGCGGTCTGGCTTGAACGTCCAGCGCCCGCCGGATTTGTAGATCCAGCAGCCGGAGTACGTGGCCAGCGTATTGATCCAGTCTGTGGCAGAGCGTGCGGAATCGATGACGAGATTCAGCGTCCTGCGCTTCTCTGTCGTTACAAGCGCATCGCACTCCTGCCGCGCGCACTTCACGGTCACGTCGTCAACGTCTTCGCCAAGACCAAAAACGGGATTCAGGATCAGGTCACGCGCACACAGAGCTGGGTTGTCTGACCATGCCGCCGTTGATGCGGTGCCGGTGGTCTTCGTGTAGACGCCAGCCGAGCGCTTCTGCTCGAGCTGCGCGCCCCAGACGAAGATCCCCGAGCCGATGGTGCCGGCGTAGGATTGCGTGGTGGCGTCGAGCATAGTGAACACGCGCCCGCGCACAGCTGTTCCGCCGGTGCCCACGTTTGCCGTGACTGACACGCGATACCAGCTCAGCCCGAAGTTGACCGCGGCCGCGCTGATGAGGTTGGCGCCCGACGAACTTTCGATCAGGCCCGTGGTGAGGTTAATCGTAGCCGCCGCTGTGGTGCCGTCTTTGCACAGCAGCTGAATCCTGCCGAATGTGCGCTCGGACGATTTCAGAAACACCGAAAACGTAAAGACAGCGTTGGTGTCGGTCGTGATGGTGGGCGTGGAGACGAAGTGCTGGTTGGCGGTGACGGTGGCTTCGGTGAGCTTGTCCGCAGTCGTTGTGCCATCCGGCGCTGCGGTTGCGTTCAGGCTTGATCCGCTGTCTGCGTTTCCGAGCGCCCATCCTGCGCTGCTGATGTCTTCGGAGTTGGCGATCAGGTTGGCGGAGACGTTTTGGATCTTCCGCCCTTTGATCTTTGCCATGATGGTTGGGAATCCCGCGTAGTGGGATTCGTTGTATTTCAGCACCACGTAGGCCAGCCCGACGCTGCCGCCGCCATTGGCGACGACAAGCGTGTCTGTGTAGCCGGAGATGGCCGAGGCAAGCGTGGCATCAGCCGTCTGCGCTGTGGTGCCGGTGTAGTAGGTGATCGTCATGCCGGCCGGCGTGGCAGGTTTGACGTCCACGCCGTTCAGGTAGAGCGACGTGAACGAATCGATCTCGCCAACGCAGAACACGGCGCCCACGTACCAGAAGCCGCCGGTAAATGTCGCGGCGAAGATGCGGCCGCCGATCTGCGCTTCGCCGTAAACAATCGGGATAGTGGTGCCGGCAGCGGCGATCGTTTTGACTTGGCGCGAGATTTCGCGCTGGCCATTCAGCGTGCCGGCACCGGTGACGGGCGGTATGTACGGCGGGATCGTCAGGCTCACAGGCGGGCGCCCACTATGACGCAGCGCGCAGTGGCCCAGGTGTTGTTGATGACGTCCACCTCGAACTCGTTCACGAAGAAGCCCGAGTAACTGTAGCCGTCACCGGCCGCGATGGTGTTGGCCACGTTTTTGTTCGTCGTCCAGAATGTCCGCAGCGTTGTCAGATCCGTCGAGTTGATCAGCGGATGCTCCACTTTTACCTCGTACACCTGCGCTGCGGACAGGTCCACGATGCGGACGCCGCCGGCTTCAGAGATGTCGGTCTTGCGGTCGTTCAGCGCGCGGACCTTGGTGCGCTTGCCGATCGTTGTGGGATATGTCGCCATCAGCCACGCTCCAGAACAAACAGGCCAGACGGCGTGCGGATCTCGAGGCCGTCGGGCGGGAGATTCTTGAATACCGGCGGCGCAACCGTGAGCCGCGGGATCTGCTTTGGCGCTGCTTCGCGCAGGCGCACGTTGATGGTTTCACCAAGACCCACGGCACCCATCTCACCAGCGAACACCACGTCCGCATCACCGCGCGCGGGCGCAGTGTCGCCGTAGAGCACCCAGATCGTGACGGCCACGCCATCACCGCCATCCTTAAATGTGGCGGTGTAGGCCAGCGAGGCGTTCAGGATGCGCACCGTCAGGGCTGACAGATCCACCGTGACGGCGGCCTCGGTGAAGCTGTTGCCGGCGTAGCTGATGGTGTTCCGACTGGACAGCCGCAGCGGTGTGGCGAAGCCAAATTCGACCAGGTAAACCGGGCGCGTGAGAGTGGCCGCGATGCCCGTGCGGTTGACAGATGACAGCGGCCTCATCCGTTCACCTCGACGCCCTGCGCGCGCAGGTTGGCGAGGATGGCCTCGATGTCGATCGAGATACCGTTTCCGCCAATCAACCCGGCGAACCTGTCCACGGCACCGGCAAACGTGTTTGCGGCCGTCTGCTGTGTGAGCGCGGCGGTGTTCAACACCTCGAGGTCGATGGCTCCAGCAACAGCCGTTTCCCGGCCTGCCAGGCTGTCCCGGCCGGCTTGAATCTGCTGGTCTGCGATCGTCTGCGCCTGCTGCAGGAAGTCGATGAACTCCTGCGACATCTGGCCGCGCTGGGTTTCGTCCAGCATCTGAAACGCGGCGCCTGCGAGCGAATCAATCTGCTGCACCAGGCTGGCGATCTTCGTGGGATCGATGGTGGTGGCCAGCTCATCCGTCAGGCTGGCGATTTGCTCACGGCGGCGCTGATACAGGTCAGCCTCGGACAACAGCGACTCTTCGATGGTGTTGATGGCGCTGCCGAAGGTGGCATCAACCAGCGCAGATACCTCCTGATAAGCCACGGCCAGTTGCGCCGCCACCTGCTTCTGCGACTGCAGCGCGTCGGTAAGGCCGGTCATGGACTCAAGCGTGCCGTCATATTCCTGCGCGAGATTAACCACCGCGTCGGTGCTCTCGCTGTAAGCATCAAGCAAGGTCTTAGTCTTGGTGGCTGCAGCGTCGGCCACTTCTTTGAGCACGTCGAGCTTGAGCAGCTGGTCCAGCTTGGACGCAAACCCAAAGATCTGCACGATCTGCTCGGCCGTGCGCTTGCTGGTGTCGCCGAGGATGGACTTGATCCGGCCGGTCAGCTGGTCGTCGATCTCGCTGATCCACGCCCTGGCGAAGTCGTCGGCGCTGGTCTTGATCTTCTCGGCGTTGAACTTGTCGAGGCGCGCACCAACCCCGAAGGAATTCAGCGGCCCCTCGTTGTCCACGTTCAAACTGGTGTTGCCGAGCACCTTCCCGGCGAAGTCCACGGTGATGCCGGCCGCGCGGGACAGCTCTGTCAGTGATGAGTCGATCGCGGCGAACCCGTCGAGCAGCTGCAGCGCCGCGTCTTTGTCTGTGCGCTTGGCGACTGCGGATAGCTGGAGGCCAGAGGCGGCGGTGATGGTCTTGAGCGCGGAACCGTCGGTGGGGACATCTGAGCCGGTGGTGATTCCCAGCTTGCCGAACTTCACCAGGTCGCCGGCGCCAAAGATCGCACCGATGGCGTTTTCAGCAATAGACCCCAGCGCCGATCCGATTGCGGTGCCGATTGGTCCCCATGCCGATCCAATGACGCCACCAACACCAGAACCGATGCCCGTTGTCTTACGGTCGCCAAACAGCGCCGAGCCGATCTTATCGCCGGCCAGCGAGCCCAGAAAGCCCGCGCCGATATTGGCGCCGATGTCCAGCAGGTTGGCGCCGGTGCTTTTAATCTCAAGGCCCTGCGAGTTGAATTTACCTGCAAGGCTATCAAGGCCGAGCTTGCTGGACAGGTCACCCAGCGCAAATCGGAATGAAGACAACGTGTCACCAAGCATCCCGCCAGTTGGGCTACCACCAATCAGCGCATTCAGCCCGCCGGACAATCCGCCCGATTGAAAGCCTTGGAGCGCGGACTTGCCTGCCGAGAACAGCGACGTGATGCCGCCCAGGCCGCCACCGCCACCACTCGCAAGCGCGGATGACGACCCGCCGCCCAAGCCAAGCGCTGAGGCGAAGCGCATCACAATGGGACGGGTGATTGCGAGGTTAGCCAGCTCGGCCAGCAGCTGCTTAAACGCGTCTTTCAGCGAATCTGCGAACGAATCAAAGCCGGATCCGATGTTCTTCCACATGTCCACAAACGCAGAGTCCACGCGCTCCACTGCGCCCTGCAATGCCTCGGCCCATGGGTTGGACTGCTCGGCCGCAGCACGCATCGCCTCTTCCTGCGCGCGGGTTGCTTCCGCTGCCGACTTCAGTGCGGCTTCATGGTCGTACAGTTCGCCAGTCAGCTTGGCGATTTCCTGACCTTCTCTTGAAGCAGCGTCCGCGCCGGCATTCCGCAGCGCCACAGCAATCCGCTGCGCACGCTCGTTGCGGTCAAGCTGTGACACCTCGAACCGCAACTGGTCAACGGCGCCAGCAATGCGCTTCTGCTGCGCTTCTGCTGCGGCGGCAGCCGCCTTGCTCGCTTCCGTCTGGCTCTTGAGCGCGGATGTGACTTGCTCAACAGCAACGCGGCGCCTCGGAAGCGTGGCAATGTCGATCTCTTCGATGTCGATTGTTTTCTGGGTCGCGGCCGCTCTCTGCGCCTCCGAGACAATCATCTTTTCGCTTTCAGTCCGCAGGCGCTCCATCTCGGCCCGCTGCGCTTTCATCGCGTCCAGTTGCTTCTGATCGACGACGTTTAGGGTCTCGCCACGGGAGAGCCGTTGCTGAAACACGGCAATCTGGCTGTCCAGCTCGGCGATGGCATCCGTAATGCGGGGGATGTCGCCAAATGCTGGGCCGTTGATGGTGGCGGCAAGCTCTTCGGCAAGGAACTTGAACGTGTTGGTGGTTGCAGAGATGGCGTTTGCCGTCCACACCACGGCCGTCCCGATGCCGGTAATGAACGTGGCGATGCCGTCAGCCGTCTCCTTTTCCTGCGCGAGGTCGATGAGCTCCTGCGTGAGACCATTCAATGGCTCCAGCAACTGGTCTGCCACCGCAAGACCAACGCCCTGCGCTGCTGACTTCAGTCGGTCCAGCTGGTCGTTGAACAGCCCCGCGCGCGCGGCGAGATCGCCCGAGATGACCACGCCCAGGCGTTGCGCCTCGTCGCCCAGCTGGCGAATGCCTGCGGATCCTTCGGCCAGAACCGGCAGCAAATCGACGCCGGCTTTCCCGAATATCTTTTGCGCGAGTGCTGCGCGCTGGGATGCGTTTTCTACGGTGTTCAGCGCATCACCGATGCGGCCGAGCTGCTGGTCTGCCGGAAGCGCAATTAGTTCAGACGCAGAAAGGCCGATGGCAGAGAGTGCCTGCGCGGCTTTTGAGGCGGGGTCTTGAGCGTTGGTGAGCGTGACGGACAGCTTCTTTAGGCCGCCTTCCAGCGCTTGCTGGGAGACGTCGGAGAGCTTGGCGGCGTACTCGAGACGGGTGAGCGCTTCGGTGGTGATGCCGAGCTTGCCTGCGAGGATGTTGGCGGCGTCAGCCTGGTCGATGGCGGACTTCACGAAGAGTGCGGCGCCAGTAGCGGCAGCTGCAGCAGTGGCAGCGCCCCACTTGGCAGCGGAGACGGACATCGAGGTGAATTGCTTTTGCCAGTCGCCGGACAGTTTGAACGACGAAGTGCCGGTGTCGGCAATCTTGGACTTCAGCGAGGAGAGCTGCTCTTCTGTGAGCTTGATGGCTTTCTGCGCGCCGGACGCGTCGCCAGTGATGAGCAGCGCTGATTTGTACTCACGTCCGGCCATCGATTAGGTCATCCAGTGGTTGTTTCCGAAACGCAGAAAGCGCGCCAAGTTCGAGGAGCCGGATGTCGTCAAACATCTGATGCTGGTCAAGCACGCCGGACATCTGCATCACTGAGCGCACGGCGGTGTAGTCGAGGCCGGTGACGCCACCAGCAGGACCGGGACGCCACTGCGTGGCACAGGCTGCAAACAGCTCAAGCGCCGGCCAGTTGTCGTGCCAGACGGTGTGCTCTTTGGGTTTGAGGTGAGCCAGAAGCTCGGGAGGCATCACGATGCCCATGGCCTTGTATTCGGCTATGGCGTCGTCAGCCGGGGACTGGCTTGCCCAGTGCCAGCCCGCGGCAATCAGTTTTTTCGGCGGTGGCTCTCCAGCCAACGGTTGCCGCCGATCAGGCCGAGGAACGCATCCACCAGTGCGACGCGGTACGGCTGCGCATCAAGCACGGCCGCCACGTTTTCGGGCGTGAACTCGACGTCACCATCATCGTTGGCAAGATTCCAGCCCACCAGAAAGCGCGGGATGATCGCGTCCCACGGGTCGTTGTCGTCACCTTCGGCGCTTTTGATCTCTGCCAGGACATCCCGCTTCTGGGATACGGACAGCGTCTTGAACGTCACGTCGAACTTTACCGACAGGATCTTCCCGTGCGATTGGTCGATCTCTGCGACGGTGGGGATGGTGATTTGATTGATAAGGCCTTTGAGCAGTGCCATATAATTTTCGCCGTTGTTTAGCCGTTAAAAAAGTTAGCCGTTCGAGATAGAAGGCGGCCACGCCGGCACGGCTAAGACACCGGCGTGGCCTTCCCGCGGGACTGTTACTTCACCGTGATCACGAGCTCGTCGTTGGACGCGTTCGCGGTGTAGATCGTGTCCATCGTGTAGGTCACGATGCCGTCCGAGTTGCCGACAGTCGGCCCGCCCAGCTGCACCTTCGGCCCGTCGAACTGGACGATGTTGCCAGCGGTGGTGCCGTGGATCAGCTGAACTGTGGAGAGCGTGATGCCAGCGTGCGCTTCAGCCGCTGCAAAGTAGTCCTTGGTTCCAATGGCAGGCGCCTCGATGGTGACCGAGCCGCGGACGTTGCGGTCGGTCAGTTCCACCGTCTCGGCCCCGATCAGGTTGCGGTAGACGATCTGGTTTCCGTAGTCGACGGTGAACGCCTCGCAGAACGCCGAATAGCTGTGCAGCGAGAAGGTCGGCGTGTTGGTCTTGGTGACAGCAACAGGTGCCTGGAACGACGTGAGCGTAAGCGCCGGGTTGGCCACGACGGTCGGGCGGGTGTAGAGCCCGGTAAACTGAAAATCGAACGTGGGAATCTGGCCGCGCTGCATGTTGATCGAAACATTGCCGCGAGCGCCTTTGATGATGTGCTGCTGGCCGTCCACGTAGTAGTAAATCGTGCAGGACTTCAGCGCGGTTGACGCCGGCGAGTAGACTACGGACACGCCTGCGTTCGTGGTTTCTGCCATGCCGCACGCGAGCAGGAGCGGGCCATATTTTGGCGCCGTGCCTGCCGCGCCACCACCGGCGATTTCAACCGAAAACGAAACCGTGACGTACGGCCCGGTATTGATTTCGGACTGCGCGCCCCAGGTGCTGCGATCCAGATCACGCGTTACGCGGTTTCCGAGCAACGGCTGCGGCGTTGCGCCCTTGGTAAGGATCGCGTTTAGTGCACCAGTCGGCACAGGATCGGTGCCGTAAGTAACTTCGGTTTTCGCCAATACGGCGACGTTTTTGAAAAACAGCGGCATGGTTCAAATCTCCTCTTCGGTGGACGGATCCGCCGAATCGGCGGGAGTGGCTGCGGGAGCGGCTGGCGTGAACACGCCATAGGGATCGCCATCGACCTCGACCAGCTCGGCCGGGACGTGCGTGTCGTCGATCAGGTAAAAGCGCCCGCCCTCGGCGGGGTGCTGAGGTGTCGGCATTGCGATCTCCAGAAACGAAAAAGCCCGCGCGAGGCGGGCTTAGGTGGTGGTGCTGTCGGTCGTCAGGCTTCGGTGATGAACACCGAATCTGTGTAGGTCTCACGCCAGAGGCGCAGGCCGCCGATACCGGCTATCTGTGAGCCGTTGGCGTATTCCATTTCGAAGTGGTACTGCGTCTGCTGCCAGCCGAGGAGCTTGGCTCTGATGTCGGCTGCGAGACTCGGCACGTCGTTATTGATCGTGCAGATCAGGATTCCGTAGTCGTCATTCACGCGCTGCTTTGTGATGTTGTCGAACGCGCTTGCCTGCGCGCTGCGACCGAGCGAATACACGTACACCGCGGGAAGCGTCTGGGATCCGCTGCACATGTAGGTCAGATCAACCTGCATGGCGCAGCTGAACAGCATCGGCTCGTCTTCGTAGTCAAAGACCATGTCGGTCGTCTCCAGCGCAAGGCTGGATGCTGCCATCGTGGTTTTGATGCTGCTGACCAGATCAAAGAGCGCGTCATATCCGGTGGCCTTCACCGTCAGCACAAACGTATCCGTCTGCGTGACAGCGAACCCGTCGAAGCTCTGCTGAGCCGAGCCGATGAGCTGGTAGACAATGGACGGCTGCGCTGGGTCTTCCCGCTGCGTCACGGGATACATCCGCGTTGATACAAGCGAGTTCAACAGCGAATACAACGCGGCGCTGGAGTCGTAATTTACCGGCGATCCGGCAGGGTCTGCCGCCACCACTTGGCCGAGCGATCCCACCGTCTGCAGACGGCTCACGATTGCGGTGACGTCCATCAGGCGGCCTTCCTGTCCAGATAGCGCGTGACGCCTTCCCAGAAGCGCTCAGACATCTGAGCGCCTGCGACATCAAGCGCACCCGCGATGAATTGCTTCGGACGGAACCCGCGCACGTTGGCTGAACGGAACAGGCCGCCGCGGATCGTCATGGCGCGCTTCCGGCCTGCGATGCGTTGCGCCGCGACCTCTGCGCCGAACTTCTTCACCAGGCGCGCGTTGCGCTTTGCATTGCCGGCCTTGTAAGCGCCAGCGAACACCTGGTGCGGCTTGGCGCCTGTCTCTTCCAGAATGTGGACAAGCCACGCCTCGCCGGAATGCGCGGACTGCTTCATGCCTCGGCCGAGCTGGCGCGCAGATAGGCGGACGTTCTGCGGACCGACCAGAATGGCTTCGACGTCCTGCGCCACGCCGGCCCTAGACTTCGCTGTGCCACTCAACTGGCGATGACCGATGGATCGTGCAAGCGCACCCGTCAGGCGCGGCGCAAGCGTGCGCATGGCCGCCTTCAACGGCTGCGATCCGTACACCAAGCCCGAGCGCACAGCCTTCTTCTGCAGACCGTCGGCTTGCTCAAGCAGGCGTTTGCGAATGTCGGTAATGCCTTCGTCTTGCAGGTCAATCATTGACTTGCCTGCACATCAGGACGAGTTCACGGCGACGCGCGCGCGGAATGATGGGAGGCCCGACGACCTCGAGCACTTCGGATCCCCACACCACACGGCTCCCACTGGTGACGCCGCTGATGTAGCGCATGCGCACCTTGTAGGTGATTTCGGAATTCACCTGCTGCGCGGCGTAATACTCGCGCCCATCCAGCGGTGCGACGTCTGCACGAACGGTGGCCAGCGTCGTCCAGGCGTCCACCTCAGCACCCCGAGCGGAGCGCGTTGGCGTGTTGGATTGAACCGATACCGTCTCGCGCAGCAGCTGCATCACACCACCATCCTGCGGTGCGGCGCGAGCAGCAGCTCGAAGCCGAGCGTGGCCGCGGTGTTGCTGATGCCCTGCACGCTTTCGGTGGTCTGGTCGAACAGTTCGGCCATGCGGAGCAGCACTGCCTGGCTGAAGTCTTCCGGCACCAGATCAGCCGAGGCGTAACCGACCACCATCGTGATGCGCACCGCACCCGGCTTGCCGTCTCTGGTGTCCGGCCATGAATCGACCGGCAGGATCCGCGGCGCGAGGCCGGCGATATCTGCATAGAAGTCCGTGCCAGCGGTCAGCGTCTGCTGGACGTTGTTGATGTCGTCGTACTGAACAGAAGTGATCGACTGCACCGGATACACCCCGAGGTCTATCTCGGCGTCTCTCTGCTGGTTCCAGCCAGCAACGGCGTACTGCCACGACCGCACTTGCGTCACGCCGGGGAAGCTGTCGAGCTCGAGGCGTACGGTCTGCGTCATCGCGCGCATACCGGTGTGCGCTTCCGCCTGCAGCCGAGCTGCCTTGATGAGCCGCAGCAGTCGCGCGTCGTGACTGGTGTCGTCAATGATGGACACCTGCGCCTTCGCATCGCTCAAGCTCACCGGCTCTTCGGTTGGCGCAGTAACGGTGACCAGCTTCATGCAAGGCTCTCGGCGTAGGCCACGGCGTCGGGATCGGTGTCGATAACGCCGATGCTCACATACTGCTCGACCAGTTCGGCCGGAACGTCAACAACCGAATCAGCCTTCCCAAGCTGGCAGTCAGTCAGAACGCGCGCGCGCACAGCGCCCGCAACGTCGGGTTTCTTTCGAGCCATGGTGTCGTCTCAGAAAGAGAAAAGAGGTGCGCCCGCCACCCGAAGATGGCGAGCGCGGTGCCGAATCAAGTCGCGCTGTGTGCGTAGAACTTGATGGCGTTGGTGTCGAGCAGGTTGCCGCCCGTACGCATCCACGCGAGGAAGCCCACTTGTCCGAGCTTGGCGTAGGCCGAGTCGGTGAACCGGAACATCTGCACGTCCATGGCGTCACGGATCACGTACTTGCTGAAGTCACCGAACAACAGCGTCTTGGCGTTCGCGGCAGGCGCGGCCATGTCGTTGTTGATGTAGAGCGGGTAGCCCATCAGCAGGTCAAAGGGGACCGCAGCGCCAGCGTCGTTGTAGCCGCCGTGGCGGTCACCGTTCACTGCGTTCTGGATGCCCTGCAGGTCGTTCGGCGTCCAGAGGGGACGGTTCTGGCCGTCCTTCAGCTTGCGCAGCACACGCACGAGCGTGTCGGGCGCCATGAAGACGCAGCGGCTGCTGCGGTAGGCCGGATCCACGCTGTGGATCAGGTCGATCACATCCTCGAAGATGATCGTGACCGTCTGGCCGGTGGTGCCGACCTTACCGCTGGAGGCCTTGGGAACCACGCCGTCGGGCTGGGTGGTGCCGGTGCCGACCGTGAACGCGGTGTTGGTCACACGGCCGAGGCGCTGCGCCAAGCGGGCCATGATGAACGCCTCGATGTCCACGACAGCGTCCTGCAGCAGCTCGATCGGAGCGGCCACGATCTTGGACGATGCCTTGAACACGTTGAGGCTGACCGTGCCGAACACAGGATCCGCGGATGTCGCGGTGACGTTCTGCGCAATCCACTCGCCGGTTTCCGACGTGCCGTCCGACGTCGGGAAACTGAGCGGCTTGCCGTCT